AGTATTTGTAGATAGAGATTTATCTTTCGACATTGACGATATGTTGTCTAAGCAGTCTTCTAATGCAGCAGGTGGTGTTTCTTACGGTCTATTTGACAACGAAAAAGAAATGGCATTGAACTTAGGATTCACAGGATTTAGAAGAGGTTATGACTTCTATAAGTCTGATTGGAAATACTTGAATGACCCAACAATGAGAGGTGGTCTTTCTGCAGTTGCAGGTTCAGGTAGAATCAATGGATTGTTAGTTCCTGCAGGTTCAACTTCAGTATATGACCAAGTTCTTGGTAAAAATGCTAAGAGACCATTCTTGCACGTTAGATACAGAGCTTCTGAAACAGAAGATAGACGTTACAAAACGTGGATTACAGGTTCAGCAGGTGGAGCAGAAACTTCAAGCTTAGATGCAATGGAGGTTCACTTCTTATCTGAAAGAGCAGTATGTACGTTAGGTGCAAACAACTTCTTCTTATTCCAAGAGTAATAAGTAGATAATATTAGGGGAGTGTCTTTGAAGACACTCCCTTTTTTTAACTTTAATTAAATTTTAAATATAATGGCAAAGAAAAATGCAACTAATTTTGTAGCTAAGAGTTACAAATTAACAAGGGAAGTAGCACCCTTATCCTTTATGCTACCAACAAGGCACACTAAAAGATTTACACTATTACACTTTGATGACGAGACGGGAGTCAATAGGGAACTTCGTTACGCAAGAAATCAAAAATCTATTTTTGTAGATGAACAGGATGATAACGCTCTAATGGAGCCTATCATATTTGAAGATGGATTCTTGCACGTTTCAAAGGAAAACCAAATGTTACAAAAGTTTTTATTTCTACACCCTCTTAATGGAAAGAAGTTTGTAGAAATGGATAAAGCTAAAGATGCAGCAGCAGAAGTAGAAGAGTTAATGATTGCAGCAGATGCATTATCAGAAGCTAAAAAATTATCTCTTGAACAACTTGAAAATGTATGTAGAGTTTTGTTTGGAACTGACACATCAAAAATGTCTTCAGCAGAACTTAAAAGAGATGTATTGGTATTTGCAAGGAACAATTCTGAAGATTTCTTAGAAGTGGTTAATGACCCTGATTTAAAGTTTATGGGTACAATTCAAAGATTTTTAGACCAAGAACTTTTAAAAACAAGAAAGAACGGAAAAGAGGTGTGGTATAACACACCACAGAATAAAACAAAAATGTTAAATGTTCCGTTTGGCTCAGAACCTATTGATGTAATTGGTTCTTATTTACAAAGTGATGATGGATTAGAAGTGTTGAAACACTTAGAGAGTCTGTTAGATTAGTAAATAGATTATTAGCACATTACGAGAGGGGTCGGATTTTCTGACTCCTCTTTTTTTTTCATTATCTTTGTAGAAAAGAATGACAGATGATAAATTCAGTTAGACAAACAGTAATGTCGGTACTGAATAAGAATAACTACGGATATATATCCCCATCGGATTTTAACTTATTTGCAAAACAAGCACAGTTAGATTTATTTGAAGATTATTTTTATTCTTACAACTATCAGATTAACAAAGAAAATGCTCGTAAATCAGGTACAGGATACGCTGATATTACAAAAGGATTAGAAGAGGTTATTGATACCTTTTCTTCTACGTTACCACTTATTCAAAGTGTACAAAACACTAATGGTTATTTTCTACCTTCATTACTAACTACTAACAACGATTACTATTTAATTAATAAAATGCTTATTAATAATAAAGTAATTGTGTTTGGAACAACTACTGCAACGGTTGGTGGACAAAATAAAATAGTAGACACAACGGCAGACTTTAATGCTGATGGTGTAGAGGTAGGAGATATAGTAGGTGTAGAGATAGGGGGGATAGCTTACAACTTAGTTGTAATAGCAATAAACACAACCGGAACAGAACTTACTGTGGCTCCAAACGTGGTGAATACTTTCCCACTAAACTATACCATATACAAAAAGAAAAATATTAAAGAAGCAGAAAAAGTTACTCATAGTAAAATTACTATGCTAAACAACTCTATTCTTACATCACCTAACCTAACCTACCCTGCTTATACGCAAGAGGGTTTGATTGGAGATATGTTTCCTGATGAAGAAGTAAACCATCCGGGACAAGTTGTTTGTCAATACATAAGATTTCCTTTTGTTCCTAAGTGGACTTTCGTAACACTTGCTAATGGAGAACCTGCATTTGATGCATCTCAACCTGACTATCAGGACTTTGAGTTACCAAATGATGATGAGGTTAATCTTATAAACAAGATACTGCAATACGCAGGTATGTCTATAAGGGAGGTAGCAGCAGTTCAATTTGCACAAGCAAAAGAGCAAGGTAATAATCAAGAAGAGAAATAATTATGAGTTACATAACACAATATCAGTATTACGAAAACGGGGGGTTACCTCCTGAAAATGCAAATTGGGGTTCATATCAATATGTCTCTCTTGAAGATATCGTTAACAATTTTATGTTAATGTATTCAGGGAATCATAACTTGGTAAACAACGAAGAAAGATTTAAAGTTTTGTTTCACGCAAAAAGAGCGATTCAAGAATTAAATTATGATGCATTTAAAGAAATAAAAATATTAGAACTAAGTGTCTGTGACACATTGAGATATGTTCTTCCTTCAGACTATGTTAATTGGGTAAGAATCTCTTTGTATAGAGATGGCTTATTAATGCCTCTAACAGAAAACATTCAGACTAATTGGTCCGGTGCATATTTACAAGACAATGATTGTAGAATATTATTTGACCTTGATGGTAATGCTTTATCTCCACAATATTCAGATTTAGATTACGACAGAATAAAAGGAACTAAGCAAAGCATCTACTTAAACCAACACTCTGAATACTATGGTAAGTCAGGGTATTGTGTGGATGGTGCTTGGTATTTCGAATATGGTATTGGTGCTCGATATGGTTTAAATACAGAGACGGCAAACGCTAATCCTACTTTTAAAATCAATCCTAAAGGTGGTGTGATTAATTTTAGTTCAGGTATGTCAGGAGAATTATGCGTACTTGAATATGTTTCTGATGGTATGGAAAACGGTGACGACAGTTTAGTTACAGTAAATAAATTGTTTGAGGAGTTTATCTATGCATACATTGAGTTTGCAATACTTAGCACTAAACTTAATACTCAAGAATATATTGTTGCAAGAAAAAGAAAGCGTAAAGCTGCACTTTTAAGAAATGCAAAAATTAGAATCAGTAACATACATCCCGGAAGATTATTACAAAACTTAAGGGGTAGAGATAAGTGGCTAAAATAATATGGCGAATATAACAAGAAACTTTACTCAGGGTAAAATGAACAAAATGGTTGATGAGCGACTCGTTCCAAACGGGGAGTACATTGATGCATTAAATGTTCGTATGGGTTCAACAGAGGGTGCTGAAATAGGAGTTATAGAGAACTCGAAAGGTAACCTATTAATAACCAACATACAGGTAGATGGTATTCCACTTTCCTCTCAAGCTAAATGTATTGGTGCTTTTGAAGATGGTTCAAACGAAACTATCTATTGGATGATTAATGACCCTGCTTATACAAACAGTAATACAGGCAAGTTAGACCTTATTGTTTCTTGGAACTCAAACAACAATATTGTCATTTACCATATTATAAGTAAAGATAATGGTGGTGGAGTTAATACGACTTTAAACTTTGATGATAAGTTTTTATTTACAGGCATTGATAAGGTAGAGAATTTATTCTTCTTTACAGACAACATTAATCCACCAAGAAAGATAAACGTACAAAAAAATTATGCTAATCCTGATGCAAGTGGAGTGGATGGATTTCTTGCAGAAGATATATTGGTTATAAAAAAACCACCTACTAATGCTCCGGACATTCTTTTATTACAAACAGGTACTCAAGAAAACTTTTTAGAAGAAAGATTTATTTGTTTTGGGTATAGATATAAATATGATGATGATGAATATTCAGCTACATCACAATTTACACCACCTGCTTTTAATCCGGGACCTTTTATGTTCTCCGGTGAGAGTTATCTAAACGAAGGTGTAGTAAATATATTTAATACGGCTTTAGTTACATTTAATACAGGAGGACCTTTAGTTAAAGGAATAGACCTTTTATTTAAAGAGGCAAACAGTCCTGTAATAAAGATTATTGAAAAACTTGATAAAAGTGACCAAGGTTACTCAAACTTTCAAGATGTAACCTATTCATTTACTAATAGTAAAATATTTACAATACTGCCTCAGGCTGAAGTATTAAGACTTTACGACAACGTTCCTTTGCTTTCTAAAGCACAGACTCTGATGGGGAATAGATTGATGTTTGGTAATTATGTAGAAGGTTATGATATGATTACTTCTGACAGTAACCCTGTTAGACTTGATTTTACTGCTGAAGGAGTTTCAGAATCTTTTGATGATAGCGAAATTGAGGGAACCGGTTTTAGTGTTAACTATACAATAGACGGTTCTCAAACAATAAATGATGCAGGTTTAGAATTTGACTTAGAAAATGTTGACTTAGTAACAGGTGCTACAATAACGGTGTTATGTACATTTGAACACAGTACATTTGGTGGAGGGACTTCTCCTGTAGAACAGAACGAAGAACAAATATTCCAATACACTTTTAATCTACAACAAGATTATACAAGTGTGTACGAATGGGCAGAAAGCACTATAACATCAAGTCAGTTAGGTACTTCATTACCCGGTGGTAATATTCAACCTATGGCTACTCGAGATGATGGTAGCACAATGACGGATGCTTTCAACAGACTGTTTAAGCCTGATTTAGATGGAACATATTTGATTTATCAAAGTGGTATAAGTTCAGTTGAACAAGCAATTAGGCTTGATGCTACTCCGGGTTCGGATATAGTTAAGTTTACATTTCCTGCTATTCAATATGCTACTCCCGATGTTACTGCACCAACAGACATAGTCACTGAATATTTTAAAGCAGTTGACATAGAACTTTTATTTAACAAATTAGGCTCAGGAGAAAGTCTTCATAGTAATAGAGGATATGAGGTTGGGATTGTTTATATGGATGAGTTTAATCGTGCAACTCCAACTTTAGTTAGTCAGTATAACACAACTCATTTTTCTTGTGCAGATTCAGATACTGCTAACAGTATATTAGTAAACATACCAACTACACAGATTGCTCCTTTTTGGGCAACCAATTATAAGTTCGCAATTAAACCTGATAGAGAAACATACGAAACAATTTATTCAAGTATATTCTTTACCGACCCACAAGACAGTCAAACGTACTTTTTATTACAGGGTGAAAACTCTCAAAAAATCACAGAGGGTCAAAGATTAATTGTTAAAAGAGATGTAGATGGTCCGACATCCGGATGTGTTTTTGCTACTGTTCTTGAAAAGGATGCTAAACAAAAAGACTTTATAGAAGTGGCATCTGAAGATGACCCGACTCAAAATCTACCTATTCCTTCAGGAACTTATATGAAGATTAAAGCTAATTCTTTTTCAGTTCAACAGGGAGAGAATGCTATTGTAGATTATGGTTGTAAAAGTGATACAAGAAAGAGTTCAGGAAGTTACCCACAAGTTAATTATTCAGTAAGCTTACCTCAACCGGACCCTCTTGTTCCGGGTTCTACACAGACAGATTACACGATTCCTGCAAACTCAAGAATTACTTTTGAGATAGAGGTTACAAGAAGGGGTTCAGGTAATAAATGTGAAGGTAGAAGATGGAATTTAGATAAAACGGCACTTGCATCTCAAGATTATGATAACTTTCAAGAATGGTTTGAAGGAGATAATATTAAAGATGTATTAGCACTTGGTGTTAGTAGCATTGGTAACCCGGGAAGTGGTTGTGATTTTGACACAGATTATGTAGGCACAACTACAGGAAGTCTTCCTACAGATTTATGTACAGTATATTTTGGGTTTTATAGAAACACAACTACAAATCAATTGTTTTTTCAAACAAGAGGAACAAGAGCCTGTGGTAGCAGTAAAAAAAGAAGGTCTTATTTAAAAGTTTGTATTACTGTTTTTAGAGCAGAAAATACTTGTGTTTTTGAAAGTGAGCCACTTGATGCAGCACCGGATATTTGGTATGAAGGTTCTGAAACTTTTGATATTGTACAGGGCAGTAACATATGTAATTTCACTGTAGACAGTAGCGATGTTAATGATGTTGTTTATGACTACATAGACTTAAATGGTTTACCTCAACAAATTACAGTTCAAGGAAATCCTTTGGGTAATGTGAACACAGTTACTTTTGCTGCAGAATGTGGAAGTGCAGTTATTAGTGCATCGACACCACCGGCTAACCCTGCTGCAGTAAATTTAAGTTCAGTGGCAATTCCTGTCGGAACTCATTTAGGTAATATACAAAGTCAAGTATTTTCATCTAATCAACCTGCAATAATTGACACTAAGTTCTTTAATTGTTATGCGTTTGGTAATGGAGTAGAAAGCTACAAGATTAGAGATAGTTTACTTGGTAAAGACTTTAAACTTGGAAATAGGGTAACATCTACAGAGTCTATAGATTATTCAAGGGTTCGAAGAGGAGCAGATATTACTTACAGTGGTATTTATAATGATGAGTCAAATGTAAATAGACTTAATGAGTTTAATGGAGGATTGCTAAACTTTAAAGCTTTAGAAGAATCATTTGGACCTATTCAAAAATTATTTGCAAGAGAGACTGATGTTCTAACATTACAAGAAGATAAGATATCTTATGTTCTTCAAGGCAAGAATCTATTGTCAGATGCAGGAGCAGGTAATTTATTACAATCTGTCCCTGAGGTATTGGGAACTCAAGTAGCAAGAATAGAAGAGTTTGGTATTAGTCATAACCCCGAAAGCTTTGCTCAGTGGGGTCCTGATAAATACTTTACAGATGCTAAACGTGGCTCAGTTTTAAAACTTAGTGGAACAAGTTATCAAAGTGATAATCTTGAGGTTATTTCACAATTTGGTATGCGTACTTGGTTTAGAGATTTATTTAATACTCAGTTTGAAACTCAAAAGTTAGGAGGGTTTGACCCTTATATGAATGAGTATGTAATTAATTCAAATCAGGATTTAATACCTATTGAACAGGATTGTGTGGCTTGTGGAATATCACAACAACTAACAATATTACAAGGTAAAGGCTTTAGTGCTTGTTTTGAAATGGGTGATACTATTGGACCTGTTGATGTGTCTTGGTCTGTTGCAAACGTGAGTGGAACCTTTGATGTTAATATTGAATACAACGGGAATATAACTAATGTTCCCAACCAAAGTGCAAGTGGAAATTCTGTTATACAAAAAGATGTTATTTCAGCTACTGAGGTAACCGTAACCATTACAAGTACAATTGCAGTTACTCTAACTCTAACCGTACCTTGTCCGGAAGCTAAAACAATAACAGTTGTTGAGGTAGTTGCTACAAGTGCTAACGAGTCAGGATTAGACATTCATACACAATATAGATATATTGATGGTGGATTTGTTTCTCCATTAACATCTACATTGGTTCAATTTGACCCGGGAGCAGGTAACCCTGTTGTGAGTTATTATAACACTGTTACAGGACTTCAAGGGGATGGAGGTATACCAACTGTGGGTTCTAATGTAAGTATGGTTTGGAACAAGTTTGTTACTGATTCTGCAGTATGGGATAATGCCACTAATACATTTAGATGGTTAAGGTCTGCTGATAATTTTGCGAATACACCTCAATCAGTTTCTACTTTAATATCACAGAGTAATGCTTTAACTACTGACACATCGGGTCAGCCAAGTATTTATCAAAGTAGTTTTACGATGCCAAATGGTGCTGATGGAGATTATTTATACTTAATTTGGGACCTAAGAAAACCTACTCAAATAGAATTATGCTCAGGTGCTGACCTATTAAACTCTTGTTGTAATTGCGAAGAATCACCTGAATAAAAAAATAGAATATGGCTTTATTATACATAGACGGAACAACCTTAAGTAACTCAACTGCAGTATACACAGATGCAGCTTTAACCAACTGTGCACCTGCTGCATTTTATTCAGACGGAACAATTTCAAGAGAACAAGTTTTTGTTGGGAACAATTGTCAGTTATTGCCACCTCAGCCTTGTCCAAGTTGTGCAACCCCTTGTGGTTCTCAAATTTCGGGAAGTGGTGGTGAAGGTGTATACAAGCTATCAATTGATACAGGTGGTACTTCAACAGATACAGGAGCGATAATCGTAAGGTTTGACCCACAATCCGTGCCTGATGGTGTAGAAGCAGTTTATGACGGAACTGTTTATAATAAACTAAGTTCTCCTCAGTTTGGGTTATTGCAATCTACAACTGCAGGTGTTCCTACATACATTGGTAATACAGGTTCTCAGGGTCAATGTCAAGCAGGGTCTATTGAGGGTACTTATAGTAATGTTAGCGTACTTGAATATAATGGGACATCATTTGTAAGTACAGGAGCAGTGGAAACTGTTATTATAGATGCAACTCAAAATGCTTTAACTGCAGGTCCTCCGGGAACTTGTGTGATGGTTATACCTAAACCTAACCCTTCACCTACAGTTATAGATGTAGAAGCGATAGGTGTGTGTAATCAAACTGCTTGGTCTATAACGATAGATTGTCCTGTAGAAATACCTCGACTTCTTGCAGGTTCTAACTCGAGTAAAGAATTAGTTTGTGCTGAAATTTTAGATGAGTATGTTTATCACGTTCCTGTTAACAGTAGTTCAAGTCAAAACAATGTAAATCTGCACGATTATATTTTTGCAGATAAAAATGGTGCAGTATCAGTAAATGATGGATGGTATTTACACCCTACAGGTTATGTATACAGAGTAGAAAGTGGAGTTGTTGTATTAAAAGAAACAAGCTTATGTGGAAGGATTACTTTAACTGATTGTACTACAGGACAAAATTGGACTATGAATGACAGGTTTACGAGTAATGTTCTTAATGAAGTTATTCAATACAAGAGAATAAACGCAGTAACTCAAGAGGTTGACCCAACGGTTTATTGTGGTACAATAACATCTTTTACAGGTACAACAACGAATGCACAACAAGTAAGTCCAATAAGCAGAGCCTGTGATGACACAGTTCACTGTCCATAAAATATAAAATATGAGTAATCAAGTAAACGCAAATTCATTATACACATTATCATATGATAGTGGTGTAAAAGGTTTTCCATCTTTTTATTCTTATTCACCCGATTGGATGATAGGTATGAACAATTACTTCTATACGTTTAACGGGGGTAATCTTTACCGTCATAACACTAATCCTGTACGAAATAGATACTATGGTATAGACTATCCGTCAATTATGCAATCTGTTTTTAATGATATCCCATTAGAAAACAAACTTTTCAAAACAATAAACTTAGAAGGTGATGATAGTTGGGGAACTATTTTAATTAGTGACCAACAAGATGATGGTTTTATATTGAATGGTTGGTACGAAAAGAAAGAAGGAGCGTACTTTGATTTTATTAGAAATAATGGAACCACTCCTGCACAGTTAAGTGAATATGCTTTACGTTCCTTAAACGGAATAGGAACAAGTGCAAACATTGTTGTTACAGGTACAACAACTACAGTATCTTTTCCTTTAAGTATGCCTATCGGAAATATAATTTCTGTAGGCTCCACCTTAAACAATGATGGAGATATGCTTTATTTTGGAACTCCAACACCTACATTATTAGGTAGGGTAATACAGGTTAATCAAGATTTTCCTGCAGGTATTAATGAAATAGTCGTAGACAATACCATAGGTGTTCCTGCACCCACAACAACTGAGTATATTTTATACATCAAAAATTCTGTGGCAGAATCACACGGTATTCTCGGGCACTATGGGGTATTTACTTTAACTAACAATAATACCGAGAAGGTTGAATTGTTTTCAGTTGAAAGCGAAGTAATGAAATCATTCCCTTAAATTTCTTATCTTTGTTGTTAAATGATATTTGATATAAGACCACTTAATTCAGATGATTATGACACCATCCTTGTGGATTGGTGGGAAGCTTGGGGGTGGACACCTCCTGCAAAAGACTTTCTACCTCAAGAGGGTACAGGTGGTATGATGGTTTCGGACCCTGATGGGACACCAATTTGTGCAGGTTTTGTTTATCTAACAAATTCAGGTGTAGCTTGGGTTGATTGGATTGTATCTAATAAAGAATATAGAAAAAAACCACATAGAACAAATGCTATTGGTTTATTGATTGAGACGTTAACGAACTTATGTGTAAACTCAGGAGCAAAATATAGCTATGCTTTATTAAAAAACAAAGCTTTGATGGGAACCTATACAAAATTAGGATATACTGAAGGTGACTCTTATACAAAAGAAATGATAAAAAAATTATAATATGGGTATAGCAACATCAACTGCGATAGCAATAGGGGGATTAGCACTTTCTGCAGGAACGACTGCAATGTCTTTTTCACAAGCAAGTAAACAAAAAAAAGCACAACGACAAGCAGAGATAGATGCTGACAAAGCTATGGCAGAAGCAAGAGGAAAACTTGATGTCAACTTTGCAGAACAAATGTCTGTAAAAAAAGAAGCCTACGACAATGAGCGTGAGGCTTTATTAGTACAAGGTGCTATGGCAACTCAAGCAGGTATTGAAAGTGAAAGAGGTTCTGCAGCTTCAGCCGGTAGAGTTTATGCTGCACAACAGGCAGGTCAGGCAAACGTTAGGGGTGCTATGGCTGATGAGATGACTAATATTGAAAACGCTATTATAGAAGAAGATTCAAGGCTAAGAGACTTAGATGTTTCTTTAGATTTAGAGGAAGTAGCAGGTAACCAACAAAAAGCAGCAGATGCTCAACGAGCAGCCGAAGCTGCAAAACAACAAGGTATTCAGGGTGCTATAAATACTGTACAACAAGGTATTGCAATGGCTCCTTTATATAGTCAAAATACTTCTGCACAAAAAGCAGCAGTTGGGAAGATAGACCCTTTTTCTGCAGAACAAACATCAGCATTTAATGCTGCCGGTACTTCAACATTTGCAGATGCAAACGCAATTGCTGCAATGTCAAATAGTGATTTTAGAAGCTACAAAAGAAGTTTATCTCCTCAGCAAGAAATGATGATTTTTGGTAATCAACAATATGTTCAAGCATATCAAAACCCATTTGATGCATATCTTGGTAATACTGCAGGAACAACAAAGTAAATCTTAAAGAATGGCAACAGCATATAAATACGTTGAAAGAAAAGCAGAAGACAATATAAATTGGGCAGAGGTTGGCAGTAATGTTAACAATATGCTCAAGGAGGAGTTGCGTGTTAGAGAGGAAAAAAAGTCAGCTATTGATGAAGCCTCAAGAGAATACCAACGAGTATTAAACAACGTACCTCAGGGTGAGAATGAAGATTTAAACGGATTCGCACTTGATTTTTCTAACGACCTACAAAAGCAAATGCTAATGCAAGAGACTCTTTTAAAGAGTGGTCAATTAAGTCCAAAGCAGTACACGATGATGAGGCAAAACCTAACCGATGGTACTGACCAAGGTTTTAGTTTGCTTCAAGATTATAACACTGAATACGGTAAGAAGATGGAGATGATGAACTCTGAACTCCCTTATGGTGAGCAGTTATCTGAAATTGATTTGCAGATTATGGCAAACGTTGAAGGCTTCTCTAACTTTAATCAATCAAAATTAGTTATTAATCCTGAAACAGGATTGGTATCTATGGGTAAAATGATTGATGATGGCAAGGGTGGTAAGATGCTTGACCCTAACAGAAACAATTTAGTGTCAGTACAAAACTTAAAAAACAGAATTAAAACATCTATTACTAAGTTTGATGTTGTTGGTGCAGCAAAAGATTGGACTGCTACATTAGGTGAAGACGTTACCACTACTATTAAAAATATGGGTACAACATACACTTCAGGTACTCTACAAAAAGTAAAAGATATTAGATTAAGAGAAGGTGGGTTTGCAGGTATGGATGCTGCAAAATTAGCAGAACTTGCTACCGAGATGGGAGTAAAACCAAGTGACCTACAAGCGTTAAGTTTATGGGATGAATCAAGAAACACTTGGGCACAAGGTCAGTTAGGTGATGGTGGATACAATGGAGCATCTATTCTTATGGACTTTAATAAAGCTACTCCTGATGGCAATCAA